TTTTCACAGGGTTATTAATAAAACGAAAAACACTACTTTTTCTAATAAAAGCCTTGCTTGCTTGGAGTAGGCGAAAGCCTGCTAACACTTTTCATATAAAAAATTTTCCTTTAAAGTTGCTTTTGCAAGCTAATTTAATTTTTAACATCTTTCAGTCGGCGGTGGCGAGCAAGGTTTCTATTAGAAAAAGGAGCTTGAGATGAGAAACAAGCAAAAATATTTAAAAGTAACGTTTAACGGATGCACTAGATACTCTACAAGAGAGCCAAATTTTTACACCTACGAGGTCTATTTTGACACATTGGGGCTGGTGCTTTATATCCACAAAGATGCACTTGTTCTGCTAGCAATAAAAGATAAAAAACTAAACTCAGTAAAACTAAGTAAAAAACAACTAGCCAGCTTTAAAGCTGAGTATGTTTATGAGATAGCCTAAGGAGCTAAAAATGAAAAAGATAATTAGATTTTTTCGCATAGTTTTCAGCAATGGCGGCGAGATAAAGAATATCGCCTATCTAAATATCAAAAGGGGTTAAAAATGAGTTTGAGCTATGACTTAGCACGTGCCGAAAGCGACGTGGCACACATAAATTTAGACAAAGAATATGACGAGCTAATAACTGACATTGAAGCTGTATATAGCCGCCACCGCTACGCATTTAAAAATGCACTTGGTGAAAACAGTGGCGAAATAGTTGATCTTCTAATCGAGCATTGCAAAAAAGATTTTTTCGCTTACGCAGCACTTGTCTATGTGCTATGCGTTGAAGCTGAAATGAGCAAAGAGGCAGTTTTAAGCTATACAACTACCTACAAAAAAAGTCTTGAAAAACTACGAGAGGAGGCTGATAAAGATGCGATACTCCACACTAAAGAGGCTTGTTAAATTTTATTATGAGCCAGGAATGACTGTCGGTGAGTTTTTAGAGATTGTTAAAAAATTGAGAAATTTTTAACATAAATGATAAATGCGTTAAAAAAGGATAAAAATGCTAACAAATAAACAATACCACGCACGCCCTGAAATATCTAAGAGCGACCTTGATCTACTAGCCAAAAGCCCTTTGCACTTAAAAATGAAAAATGAGCTTAAAAGTGAGCCTACAAAGGCTTTGCTCTTAGGCTCTGCCGTGCATAAGCTAGTATTAGAGCCAAAAGATTTTTCAAATGAGTTTAGTGTAGAGCCTGACGTTGATAAACGCACCAAAGAGGGCAAAGCAATTTATAGTGACTTCTTAGAAAATTTAGGCGATAAAACCTCGCTCGAAGTTGATACTTTTGACACGGCTGTAGAGATAGCAAATAGTGTTAATTCTATGCGTGAAACAGCTATATTTTTAAAAGACGGACTAGCCGAGCAAAGCTATTTTAGTGAGATAGAGGGCGTAGCGGTCAAATGTCGCCCTGATTTTTATAATGAAAAAATGGGAGCAGTGATCGATCTAAAAACAACTTCTGACGCTTCAGCCAGTGGCTTTGCTAGATCGGTAGCTAGTTTTAACTATCACATACAAGCAGCGTTTTACAGCGATATTTTAAGAAGCTTGGGTAAGAAAGTAAATTATTTCTTATTCATCGCCGTTGAAACAAAAGCCCCTTATTTTGTAGGGTTTTATGAACTTGACGCCGCAGCGATAGAACAAGGACGGAAAACATATCTTGAATTACTAGAGCTTTACAAATATTGCCGTGAGCGTGACGAGTGGTGGGGCTATGCAAAAAAAGATGGCGATAAGATAAATGCGGTGCAAACACTAAGCTTGCCAACGTGGAAGTTTTATGAGCAGATAGCATAAATTTGAAAGGATAGATGATGAAAGACAAGCAAACCAATATCGTTAGCATACGCCTGGACGATGAAACGCTACAAAAGCTAAAGGACGACGCACAAAAAGAGTATCGCCCTTTGGCTATGCATATAAGAAAAATTTTAATGGAGTATATTAAAGAGAAAGAGCGGCTAATTATTGCTAAAAGTGAGCCGCTAGCTCAGTTTTAAAAGTTTATTTTAAATATCTTTAAATAAAATTTGAAAATTTGCATAAAAGGCAATGCGCATGGAACTATTCGGAATATGTATTATTATTGCTCTCCTTTTTGTAGTGCCTGATTTATTTATTCTTGTTATTACTGTGCTAGTTGTAGCAGGCATAATTTATTTAGGTATAGTCACATTGCCTTTCGCTTTGGCGATTGGGGCGTTAATGTTTGTAGTTTTTTTAATAAAAGCTCTCTTTCGCTCTATCAAAAATAAACTGCAAAATAGTTCTGCGAGTGACGACGAAGTAGTTCTTGACGAAGAAGCACAGCAAAAATTCTTTGCAGATATTGACACTATGCGAAATAATCACATGAAAAAATTTTATATATATACAGCCTTATCCCCTTTTGCTATATGTTTATTCTTTTTTGTCTTTAATGAAATTAGTATAAACATTAGCAAAGAATGTTTGGCTAAGGATATAGTAGCAAGAGCTGATGCCTATAATTATAAATGGGACGACGAGAGAGAATATAATAGAAGCTTACATAAGGCGGCTAACTTTTATAGAGAGATGACTGGGCGTGGGCTTTGGGTAACAAGAAGCGGAGAGGTATATTCTTTTGAGGATAATGGCTGGCACTCAATAAAAGACTTTTTTTACCAGCTAAGCTATACGAAATATACAATATACGACAAGATTAAAAATTACAAAAGAGATTTAGACTAAAAAAGGAGATAATATGGCAGAAGAAAAAGAAACAGCACAGCGCGTGATGCTTACAATGAGCGCAAAGCTAAAAGATATGATTGATAAAAAAGCCGACGAGCTTGGCATTAATACCACTCAATACATCATAAATTTAATCATAAACGACTTGAAGTCCGACAAAAAGGATATTTGACAATTTTATCAAAAATAAAAAGTTGCATTTAGTTAGCATATTCTTACAATTAATATTCTATTAAGTAACTATATGTAATCATACGCTTATCAATTCATTACGAAAGGGTAAGCAAATGCAACTTATATCAATCCACAAAGAACAAACCATAGGCGCTGAAATAAATTCAGCCGACGCAAGAGAACTCCACGCCTTTTTAAATTCAGAGCAAGAATTTGCCAACTGGATTAAAAACCGCATAACTCAATACGGCTTTCTTGAAAATCAAGACTACATTATTAAGACTACCTACACTGGCAGACGACCACGCAAAGAGTATTTTATAACTCTTAATATGGCTAAAGAGCTTTGTATGGTGGAAAATAATGCGAAAGGCAAAGAAGCAAGGCAATATTTTATTAAATGTGAGCAAGAGCTTCAGGCTTTAAAATTTAGCCACTATGTAAATAGAATTGCTGACCTTGATGCACTCTTGATCGATAACGCAAAACGTCACAAAAGAGAGATAAACGGCTACAAAAGCCAGCTAAAACAGCATAATGACAAGATAGTTGTTTTAAAGCACGAGCTGCAGTTATGGCGTATGCTGACGGAGACGATTATTTCATAAAGAAAGGATAAAAATGAACCAAATACAACCAAGAGAGCAACAAGCGAGAGCTTTAGTGGGCTCAAAAATGAACCAAATCTCAACCATAGTTGGCAACGATAAGGCTAAGGCCTCAATTTTTGCTAGTGCTATCGCAAATATGGCAAACGACTATGGGTTACGGAATTGTAGCGTTGAAAGCATAGTAAATACGGCTATGCAGATAGTCCAAATAGGGCTAAACCCAAATAAGCTTTTCGGACA